ATGGCATGGGACTGTGGAAAGCTGGACCTGTCGTTCCTATACGATGCGATGGTCGAGCGGGTGAAGACGGAAGGAGAGGAGTTCATGTCCAAGTCCTTCGTCCAGAATGGAGGAGATCAGAAAATGATCGAAGGAACTTACAGGACAACGACGAACGGAAGTCCGGGAGCCATCCAGTCGCTGGTCAAGGTGCAGTCATACAAGAGGCACTTGCGGGGAATGGGAAAACATCCGCATCCGCACATATCGTTTATCTGCTTTCACGGCAATCCCCGTCCTATTGCTCCTGACGAGATAGACGCCCGATGGGTGGGGAGGATTTGGAGATGATGAACGGAATCACATTTGATCGTCCCATATTCGTCACAGGAATGTCCCGCTCGGGAACGAGCATGACGGCGGGAATATTCCACCTGTGTGGAGCATGGGGCGGGATGATGGTCCGTTCCAATCCTGCGAACAGAAAGGGCGAATACGAAAATCAGGCGATAAGGGAAATGATAATCAAACCGTACCTGCGTATGTCGGGATGTGATGTGCAGGGTCTTGTATCCCTTCCAAAGGCGCAAGGAAACATGCCCGCCTTCGATTTTAGTAGCAGGATCAGGTCTGTACTTGTTAGGCAGGGATATCGTGGTAAAAGCTGGTTCTACAAGGATTCTAGACTATGCCTCGTATGGAAGCAGATGAGCAAGGAGTTCCCGGACGCCAAATGGATCCTCGTCCGCAGAGAGGAGAGCGATATCATAGCGTCCTGCATGAAGACAGGATACATGCCTACGAGGACGGAGGAAGGCTGGAGGGAATGGATATCATATTACTCCCAGCGGATGGAGGAAATGAGACATTGCGGGCTTGACTGTACGGAGATATGGCCCACCCGCTTTATCATGGGCGACTGGAGCGAGATTAAAACCGCTTGTTCCAAGCTGGGGCTGGAATGGAAGGACGCGGAAGTCAAATCGTTTATCGATCCTAAACTATATGGAGGTGCCCGATGAGCGCCAGAGTAGACACGGCAGACGTATTGGAAATATTTGACGAGACGCTGGATGCGGGCGTGACATTGGACGTGTTTATAAACATGGCCCACCTGATGGTGGAGGAAGTGCTGGCGTCGGCGGGACTGTCGGAAGAGATCCTGACGGAGATCGAAAGGCTTCTGTCCGCACACTTCGCATGTATCAAGTATCCGAGAGCTTCCAGCGAAGGGGCGGGCAAGGTGAGCGTGGGGTATTCGGGAAGCACAGGCATGAAGCTGTCATATACCGTATATGGACAGCAGGCTATGGTGATGGACAGTTCGGGACTTTTGAAGGCGAAGGACAGCGCGACCAGTCCGCAGGCTAAGACGGAATGCGTGGACTTCTAGGAGGACAGTATGAACATTGCAAAATTCTGCAAACAGCACGTAAGCTATTGGGGACTGTCCGCCAATGCGGGATACGGGGACAGGACGTTCTCCGCCCCAGTCGAGCATCTCGCCCGCTGGGACGATTCGCAGAAGGTAGTCCTCACGAAGGACGGACGGGAGATAACGTCCAGCGCGTCGGTGATGACCAAGAGCGTCCCCGTAATGGGAAGCTACTACAAGCAGGCGGATGTGAACACGCTGGACAGTTCGGACGTCAATCCCGTGAATGTGGACGGGGCGCGAATGGTGATAATGGTCGAGCAGATATTGGACGTCAAGTGCAGGCTTCTAGGCTATATGGCATATCTCTCATAAAGGAGAACGGCGATGGCGGTAGGATATTCAATACAGGTGAGCGGGCAGAGGATTTTCAGCGAGAAGCTGAAGAAGAGGAAGGAAGCCCTCGTCCAAGCCGTCCAGCGGGGACTGATTAAGGCCGGGTTCATCATCCAGGCCGAAAGTCAGAGGAACACCCCTGTGGACTTCGGCAACTTGAAAGCCTCGGCGTTCACAGTATGGGAGGGATTCACTCCTCCGGCTCCTAGATTCGTTGACGGGGAAAAGGGACCGTCCGGGGAGAAGGTCAATGCGGACGATCTGGCGAGGGATCATCAGGTGGCGGTGGAGAGAGGAGAGGGACAGACGAAGGGCGTCAGAGGACCCGCCGTGCTGGTGGGGCATTCGGCGTATTATGCAATATATGTTCACGAGAACTTGAACGCCCACCATACTGTGGGGTTTGCTAAATTCCTGGAGACTGCTGTCATGAGCCAGCAGGACAGGATAACAAGAGCAATAGTGGAAGAGGTGATAAAATGAATCCAGTATCCTTTGACATAGCGACAAAACTGGTGGCCCTGGGGAAGGGAGCCATCGGGGGAACGACGGACTGGAATCTGTACATATCAGTGGAGCCGGAGAACAAGCCCGACCAGTGCTTTACCATATACGACTATCCGGGACGCGGACCGTTCGACAATGTGAACGTGGCGGGGAACCTTCACAGCGAGCAGATCCAAATAAGGGCGAGGGGTGTCGGATATCTTGAAACATACCTCAAGCTCCTGGACTTGGACGACGTGCTGAACCACGTAGCACGCTGGCACGTCCATCCCGAAAGCGGGGAGACGGTGGAATATCAGAAAGTACAGAGGGCGGGGAGCATAATATTCCTGACCAGGGACGTCCGGCAAAGGTGCATATATACAGCTAACTACAATGTCATAAGGCAAAGAACCTAAAAGGAGGCTCTTACAATGGCACAGAATGGAACAGGCACGCAGATTCAGTTCGGTTCGGGATTCTTCGCGGAAATCCTGGACATCACCCCGGCGGGGATGGAAAGAAAGTCGATCGATACTTCCCACATGGGAACCTCGACCAACAAGACGTTCATTCCCGGTGATCTCGTAGACAACGGAAATTTGGAAGTGGAAATTGCGTTCGATCCGGACGCAATCATTCCCATAGCTGACGCGTCGGAAAGCGTAGTCATCACGTTCCCCGACAGCACCACCTGGACGTTCTCGGCGTTCATGACGGCGTTCAAGCCCAAGACTCCGCTGGAAGACAGAATGACCGCGCAATGCACGCTGAAGATTTCCGGCGCGATAATGAAGGCATAACCAGGAGAATCCAATGCAAGTCCTAACCAAGGAAATGTTGCAGAAGTACCAGAGAAAGACGGCGGAGATAGAAGTGCCGGAACTCTCTGGAGTGGTAGTAGTCCGCGAGATGTCGGGAGTCGAGCGTTCCCGGATGGAGGAGGAAGTCTTCAAGCATATCGACAAGTCCACAGGGGGTTTTAAGAACGTGGAGGGCATACACGCCCTCCGTCTCCTGCTTGTGAAGATGTGCGTGATAGACGACAGGGGAAACCCCCTGTTCTCCGACAAGGACGACGAGTTCATATCCAGCCTGGGTTCCGCTCTGATTGAGAAGATCACGGACAAGGCCAGCGAGCTGTCCGGGATCGACAGCTTGGGGAGGAAGAAGTTCCCCAAGGATTTTTTCTCGAAAGGGAATCCGAACAGTTCTGGTTCCGGCTCGCAAGACAGATAGGCGGACACACGGTAGAGGAGCTAAAGATGAAAATGTCCAGCATGGAGTTCAGCCAGTGGCAGGCGTTCGAGGAGATCGAGCCTGGCAGTCCCGCTCGGGACGATTTCCACTTCGCCACTCTGTGCTGGCTGATATGGAACATGCTGAACGGAAAGGGAGGAAGGAAAATGACCATCCAGGACTTCCTTCCCATGTTCGGAACAGAGAAGAGGGCCGACAGGCCGACGCAGAAGGAACTGAAGTCCAAGCTCCTGTCTTGGAAGTCGCTGTATGAGGCGGAACAAAAGGGGAGATCGAAGCATGTCTAACATTATTGATGATGTGATGGTACTGATACGCGGGGACGATACGGGAGCCACGCAGGCCATCGACAGAACGGACAAGAGGATGGCCACATTCTCCCAGAACGCCAACAAGCTCTCGGGCATGGTGGCGGGAGTGGGAGCTTCTCTTGCTACTGGTTTCGGTCTCGCCTCTGCGGGTCTTGTGGGAATGGGCGAACACTTCGCAAAGCTGGCGGACGAAGAGGAGAGGATAATAATAAATCTCTCCTCGTTCGTAGGGGGAATGGAAAAGGCCAGGGACTTGTTTGCCACGTTCGACAAGTTCGAGACGGGCACGGCGATAGACGAGAACATGTGGGCAGAGGCGACAAAGTCCATGATGATCTGGGGATACAGCGCGGAGCAGGCTGTCCCGTTCGTTCGCATGCTGGGAGAGTTCAGCGAAGGAAGCGGGGAGAAGATGGTCGGGCTGGCAAACATCATGGGAAGGATGTCCAGCAGGGGTACGATGGACATGAGGTCCCTGCTGATGATGTCGCGGTCAGGCATTCCCATAATGGGGGCGCTGTCCGAGCAGTTCAATACCAGCGAGGAAGGAGTCCGCAAGCTGGTGTCGGAAGGAAAGGTCGGGTTCGCCGACGTCGTAAAGGCCATGCAGAAAATGACAGGAGAGGGTGGTGCGTTCCACGACAGGCTTGCGTTCCTCGCGAACAATACGTTCACAGGCCAGCTGGGAAAATTCTCGAACCTCTTGGGAGACATAGGCAAGAATATCGGGCGCGTCATACTTCCCCCGCTGATTACTGTGATGCAATGGGTGAACATGGGGCTGGAGCGGATAAAGAACGCTCCTCCCATGTTCTGGAAGATCGTGACAGTGGCTGGAGGAATTGCCCTTGCCATAGGAACAGCGGTAACCGCGCTGGCGGGGTTCCTGGGGACTATCGGGGGCATTGCCTTGATAATCCCCCTAGTTGTAGAGGGCTTTGCCATCTTCGGAGGGCTGTTAACGGGTCTAGTGTCCGCTTTGCCCATAATCCTTGCTATAGGCGCTGGAATCGCTGTTGTTGGCCTCGCTGTGTGGGGGCTTGTGGAGTCGTTCGGGGGGCTGGGCGAGATATGGAAGAGGATCAGCGGGTGGTGGGAAAGTCTGGGCGGGACGATGGAGGAGAGAATAAAGAACCTGATCCGGATAGTCGCGGGCTTCATATTCGGGGCGATAGACGGGTTCTTCTATATGAGGGGTATTGTGGTAGGCGTGTGGAACTACATAAAGGAAGCAGGAATCCTCGCCTTCCAGTCGCTGATGCAAGTGGGTACGGGAATGGTGCTGTCCATCCTTAAAGGCGTGGATCTGATGGTGGACGGTTTCGTATACATGTTCAACGGGATCATCAAGGGATATAACGCAGTTGCGGAACTTATCGGCAAGAACCCTATACAGCTCATACAGCGCGACGAGTCCAACGATATTATCAAAGGGGTTCTGGGAGACTACCAGACGGCGTTCGACGAAAGGAACGCATCCATGCAGGAAGGAATGATACGGCTGTTTTCAGGAGCGCCCATGACAGAGGCGATAGACAGCGCGATGAAGCAGAGCGAAGGGCTCACGGGGTGGATGAACGACCAGCTGGAAAAACTTCTGGGGTTCAGTTTCGGAGCGAAGGGAGAGGAAGGCAAAGTGGGTGTCGGTGGAGCTAATCCGTTTTCCCCTGACAGGACGAAGGACGCGGAAGCAAAGTTGTCCGCTATGGCGACAAGGGGGAGCGTTGACGCCTACAAGATCCTTACTGCGACGGATAAGATCAATCTGAAGATAGAGAAGAATACGGACAAGACTGCGAAGAACACGGAAAAGACGGCTCAGGCGATTGAAAGGATGTCCGACATGATGTCCGACATGGGCACGGAAGAAGTAGGCATCGCATTATAAAGGAGAATGACAATGGCAGTCCTATCAGCTAACGAGATATTTGAGGAGAGGAAGGCGCAGAAGACCCTTACCGGGATGACCGCTACCCGCGCTTGGAAAGTGCAGGCGGAGGATAACACTTCCACTCCGGCGGACGCGATAGCGGGGAGCGGGATCGCCAAGATCGGGGACGCCTATCCGGGACTGGAGGGAGTCAAGTGCATATCCCTTTCCGCAAAGCCGTATGAAGCGGGGTTCATGTGGATCGTATCAGCGGAATATTCCATCAGTCAGACGACCACTTCGGACGGGGGAGGAAACGGACACGGACACGGACACCCCACAGAGCAGGATGCCCAGATTTCCTTCGACCATCAGACGTATGAGATTGCGAGGGACGACAGCTATAACTATACGACTACCCCGACAAGTGACCCCCTGTATCCCGCTGACGGATTCACCCCGGCGAACATAACTGCGATCACTCCTACGGACGTGAGGGGACATCCGTCCAAGCAGATTCTTAACTCGTGCAGGCAGAGATATGCGGACCCGGCGATCATCCAGAAGTTCAATCTAGTGATCAATATAGACATCAACGAGGACGATGACCAGTATGATCCTGACATAGCCACTAAATATCTCGGCACGTTGAACGCAAAAAAGATCACTATTGCCTCTATTGAGATTCCCCCGCTCTGCGGTAAGATGAAAAAGTTCGGCGGGCAGATGGCGTTCGACAGCGACGGGAAACTGTACTGGAAGGTCCATTACGAAATAGAGATAGACAAGGAAACGCACGCCAAGCGGGTGTTGGATTCCGGCTTGTATGAAGCGATCACGGTCACAGACTCCTTTGGCAATCATCTTGCCTACACCCCCATCAAGGATACGGAGGGGAATGCGATAACGGAACCTGTTCCCCTTAATGGCGGGGGGAGCAAGGCGATGATAGGGGAGGAATGGTATTTCACCCACATAGTGGATTGGATGGAAGACTGGACTCCGCTGGGGCTTCCTGTCAACAAGAACGGGAGCAGGAAAATATGAGCAAGCGGTACACATTCGACAAGGAGAGCATGAAACGCGTGGCCAACGTCACTCGCACCGTTGAAAATCTCCCCGTCAATCTTGTGGGGCAGAGACGCGCCCCCAAGGGAAAGCCGGGAGCCAACGGAGTTTCCTCTCCTATGAGATTTGCGAAGGTTTCCGCCCGCGTTAGTTCCTGGCAGTATGTAGCGAATATTTATAATGCACTGGACATAGACGGATCCACTACGCTGGCAGTTCCCGTAGAAGAGGATTCCGACGTATATGTGTGCAAGGACTCATTAGCGGACGGCGAAGTGATTCCCAACGGGACAGTATTGACGGTGAGGCAGGTAGATCGTGGCGGGGAGACAGTCTGGATGGTTGTTGAACATTTAGGAATGATATAAATAAGGAGAGACTAAAATGGCAAGACGTCCAATCGACATCTACTATGACGTTATCAACCGTGTCCTTCGGGACGCGAGCGGGAACGTCCTGCGAAAGGAAAAATACGAGGGGATGTCCTATAAGGAAAACATTCTCCTTCGGTTGAACCTAGTGAAGGACGCCTCCCTGACTGCATATACTGAAATTTCCCCTTCAGCGACATTTGAGGCGACGGTGGATGATGATTTCCTGTCCTCCGACGCCCCTATGGTGGGGACGCTGAATGCTGACATTAATTTAGTGGCGGACTGGGCGAGCGTGAACGTGGCCACGGGAAAGCTATGTATAAGGCTGAACGGATTCACCACTCCTTACAAGACGAAGATATCCTCGCTGGAGGAGCTGTCCAATACCAAGTTTGAAATCCGCGTTGTTGAAGGGGGCATATATACGGGCAAGTTCCGTTTCCCCTTCCGGTGCTATGGTACGCTGGCGGATGATGGGACGACACCTCCGGAACCCGCTGAGGACTTTTACACGAAGACCGAATCGGACAGCCGGTACGAACAGATCCAGAAAGGTACACAGTTTCTTCTGGCCAATACGGGAAGCAATTCCTATGAATTGGCGAACAAGAATGAGATACGGAGCGTCAGGCTCGTGCTACTCGTACAGGACGCCACGCTTGCCACTCTCGTCCGGTATTCCATTAATGTCATGCACGACGGGACATCCGCATGGGGATCTGAGGAGACGGAAGTTTTCAAGGGCTCCGAACCAGCGGGATTGGTATTCGCCTACTCCGTTTCGGGAAGTTCGCTAGCAATAACAGTCACGAACAACAGTGGTGGGACATTATATTTCACCTATGCCTCATGCGATCAAGTAAAAGTATACGCGTAACAATCAACCAAGAGGAGATATGATAATGAAAATGTTCAAGGACAAATCGGTCGGAAGGAAACTTGCTTTTGTTGCGGGGTTCACGGCCAGCTTTTTCGTGCTGGTCGTACTCGGAGCCACAATAGCGAAGGAGTTTGATGCGGTCAGGGTCAAACAGATCCTCTATGCGGACAACATCTACAAGCTGGACAGCACCTGCCTGATGTATGACGGGGTGTGGAAATCCGCCGCAATGCCGACCGACTACCGGGACGCGACCAAGCTACAGGGCAGGACGCTGTCTTCCTCCTCGCCATCCGATACCAACGTCCTCAAATGGAACGCAGGCGCGAGCCAGTGGGAGCCTGGAGTCGGAGGGGGCGGGGCGGGAGACGTGACTGGACCGTCCGGCGGAACGACCAGCACAATGCTAGCACGGTTTGCGGATACTACGGGGAAGGTCCTGCAGGCTACGCAACTATACTCCGATCAGGTTATAAACATAGCCTCACCGACCAACGGCGATACGCTGTACTATAATTCCGGCTGGCAAAAACTTGCCAAGGGCTCGGATGGGCAGTACCTCAAGTTGGCAAGTGGCGTTCCCGCCTGGGACACTCCGGCAGGTGGCGGGGATGTTACCGGCCCGGCGGGCGCTACCGGCGACAACTTTGCCTCGTTTAATTCCACGACCGGAAAAATCATCAAGGATAGCGGATCCAAGGCCTCAGACTTTGCCGCCTCCGGACACAACCACAGCGGGACTTATGAGCCTGTCATATCCTCCGGGACCACCGGGCAGTATTGGCGGGGCGATAAGTCTTGGCAGACCCTCGACAAGACGGCGGTCGGGCTGGCAAACGTGGAGAATACCACGCTATCCACGTGGGCGGGATCGGCCAACATCACCACGCTGGGAACCGTAACGAGCGGGACAATCTCAACTGGCGCGGTGCTTAAGGATGTGACAATGACGCTCGGCTCCGATGCCGACGGCGACCTGTACTACCGATCAAGCAACAAACTTACTCGGCTGGCAAAAGGAACAACCCTGCAATATTTGCGGATGAATGCAGGGGCAACCGCTCCGGAATGGGCCACAGGTGGTTCTGGAGCATCTGCCTTCGTTGACCTTTCTGATTATTACGGCTCTGCAATAGCGATAGGAGATGCAGATAAAATTGTATCGGTTAAATATTCCGCTCCCGATTGGATACTTGGATGTTCGGCATTGCTTCACCTTAAGGGTGCAGATACAAGTACTGTTATTACTGATGCACTTGGCGGACATACGTTCGTTTGTAATGGCAATGCTAAAATTAGAACTGACCAGTATAAGTTTGCATCTTCATCTTTGCGTACAAATGGCAATGATGATGTTACTGCTCCTGCGTCAGCCAAATTTGATATGGGAACTGTTTTCACAATTGATGGATGGGTTCGTTTCGCAACAGTCCGTGCAAATAATTATGTATTTGACATAGGAAGCAATTATTCATTCCTCACATACTTAAATGGAAGTTGGAGTGTCCTCTCTCCAGCTGGAACAACAATTCTTGAATACACTGCAACGGCAAATGTAAATACTTGGTATCATTGGCGTATATGTCGCAATGGAACTGCATGGTACTTATTTATAGATGGTGAATTGGTTGATACCGGAACAAGCTCACAACCCTTTGGCGGGACGGATAAGATACTGCATATTGGTAATTATGGTGGTGGTGGAGATTATGGTGTAAATGGTTGGCACGATGAAATAAGATTTGTCAAAGGAGTTTGCGAAACTACTGAATCGTTTACGAAACCAACTGTTCCCAATGATGAAACAACTATTGAAGCTGGTATAGAACTATCTGACACGAAGGTTACCGACCTTGCTCCCAAGACTGCTCCTGCCTTTGCGACAAGCATCACAGGCTCATACCTTACAGCTTCGCAAATGGTGATAACTGATGGAAGCAAGAACATTGTTTCTGCCCCTGTTGCCACATATCCAAGCCTTACGGAATTGAGCTACGTCAAGGGATTGTCAAGTGCGGTTCAGACGCAGATAAACGCTAAAGCTCCCCTTGCTTCCCCGACATTTACCACCGACATAACTCACGGCGCAAATGCCAATACTTCCGGCTCGTCAACATCCAACGTAATGTCTGGCTGGTATCAGGGCGGGGCATTTACCCGCACGGACGACGATACGTTTAGTGTTGCGGACTCAGCCGAAAATGTGGAAGCATTCAAAGTTGGCCGCCCAGTGCGTTATGCGGATACCGTTGGCACATGGTCGTATGGCATAGTCATAACACAGACGGATGCCGGTGCAACGTTGACGATTGACATAGCGGGCGCTCCGATGACGACCAGTTTCGACGCTTATATCCAGTACGGTGACATGAGCAAAGCCATACAGTTTGATCTATTCCTGCCAGGCGATTATGCTCCATCCACGGGAGACAAACTAGCGACGATTGGCAAAGCTCCGGCAAAGTGGAGAGCAGGGAGGGCGTACATGGTGCAATTCCACGGCTCCCAACATACGGCATATGGAACGACCCAACCCAAGGTAAATCCAAAGATTAATAATGCGGTAGTCTCGACCGCGGACAGCAACAACGGTATCCAATTATCTACCGCAGATACTTGGGTTGATAATGCAACCGTGAGTATCAACACCAGCAATTACGATATTAATCGTGGCGAGGCATTGGAGATTAATATAACGGGTGCTGGCGTGGGAACTGCGGGTGGGGATTTGGTTCTCGAACTCGTATTTGTGCAGGAGTAAAAACCATGAAAAAAATATTATCAATATTGCTTTTATTGTTTGTCGTAAGTGCATGGGGTGGGGTGGTTAATCGCCACCCTCGCAGTCCGCAACCAGCTTCGGCATCATGGGCGTACACGGAGCTGATGCAGACCTTGACAACATCAACGGCTGATGCTTGGACTGATATAGATTTGTCCGCATACATTCCCAAGGGAGCGGTGGCCAACATAGTGATACATCAACAGGAATCCGGGAGCTCTAAATATGCGCAGTATGCCGGAGCCAGGATAAACGGTTCAGCCCTGGAACGTAAAATGTCGATATCCACATATACTACCGTGGGTTGCAACGGATTTGCCCTCCCTGTAAAGACGGACGCAAACGGACTTATAGAATACTATAATGACGATACTACCAACATCACCTTCACGCTAATAGGTTATTGGACCGGCATCGACTATACGGAGGCGTTTAGTGCTACGTTCAACAACACCACGGTTAACACCTGGCAGGACGCCGACATAACAGACTACGCCCCGGACGGCAGGGTAGTGACTATAGGCATGATTGCAAACGAAAGCGACAATGGAACTTATTACATAGCTATGGGCGTTCGCACCAACGGCTCCTCTCTGGCCAGGATAACTGATATTCCGGATAACGGATATGCCGGAGACTATTCATCATCTACCATGACAGTAAAATCAGACTCCAACGGGATAATCGAGACGTGGTCAGGGTATTTAAGTCAGACGACCTTCCGGGTACTCGGTTATTTCGGTGCGGCCATGGACTATGTGGAGTCTTTCCAGGATATATCCATAACATCCTATGATGCCTGGACGGACAAGGATCTGTCAGCCTATATGGATCAGGACGGGAGGCTGGTGGAAATAATGCCTAAGAATACTGACAATATAAATAACCTTGGAGGAGCACGCACCAACGGGTCCGGACTGGACAGGTATTTCGATCTGGAGACGCGTAATGGCAACGCCTGGATAGGTTTAATGATGCCTACCCGCACCGATGGTTCGGGCATCGTAGAACTATATGCCGATGCTGCGGCGGTTGATCATATTTTGTTCGGATATTTCAAATAAAGGAGGACTGAAAAATGTACAGGATAAAGAAAAACACTGAGACGGGAGAAGAGCAAGTACAGATGTTAGAGCATGGAAGGTGGAGAGACGTATCATCCGACCAAGATTTGTATTTGGAATGGTGCAAAAATAACGTGGCGGAAATTGTCGAGTTTACCCCACCTCCGCCGACTCCAGTACCAGAGCCGAGACCCTACGAATATGACCCTGCTATACTGATACGGAGGCTGGATAAGCTCGACAGGGATGCGGAGGGAGAAAGACACTTGCTGGAGACGCTGAAGACCATCCTGTCCTTCGCCCCGATCAAGATTCAAATGCTTTGGGAGAAGTCCCAGTCGTTCCGCGAGGACGACAAGGATTTTGTGCTTATGATTGAGACGTGCCGGGTGCAGATGGCCCTTACCGACGAGGACGAGGCTTACCTTCTGGAGAAGAGCGACAGGATATAGGAGAGGTGGACAATGGAAGCACTGATAAAAAAATATGCGCTTGGAACAAGCTCTCTGCTCCCTATCCTTCCAGACGGGGAGCCGGAAGGCTGGCTTGCGGACACTAACAGGGAAGTTCTGAAAAGACTGATCCGTCCCGAGTTCCGTCTGGTGGTCGACGGGGGAAGCTGGAAGGGATGTTCGGCGTACTTCATGTGCAAGTGCCATCCATCGTGCAAGGTCGTCTGCATAGATTCTTGGAAGGGTTCGCCGGAGCATCAGAGCAGATCAGACCTTCCGGAACTGTTCGAGCAGTTCAAGGCGAACATGTCCATATTCTCCTACAGGATTCTTGCAATACGGGACGACTGGAGGAAAGGGATATGGGAGCTGATAGAGAACGATGTCAGTCCTGATCTGATCTACATCGATTGGCAACACGAGTATGACGATGTCCGTTCCCAACTGGAACTGATAGTTCCAGCCTTCCCCGATGCTGTTATATGCGGGGACGATTTCAACAAGCCGGGAGTGAACAGGGCTGTCCGTGAATATGCGGACAGGTTCCAGCTTGCTCTCAAGGACAATGTCACTATATGGTGGTTTGAAAAACACAACCTCTAATCGCCGTGGGAGGCTACGGCAAAGGGTGGTCAGGATGATACAGACAGCAGCACAGGCGGTGACGACGGACGACGGAGCGGGCATCATCAAACTTCTTCTGGCTGGCGGAGGAGGGTCGGGCGGGGTGCTTGCCCTCTGGTACTTTCTCCACAGTAAATGGACGAAGGAGGCCGATGCGAAAATGGAAGCAATAAAAAACGAAGGTATGAAGAAGATTGAGGACATTCAGAAGGAGCAGAACGAGAAGAGCGAGAAGTGCAAAGCCCATTGCGAACAGAAGATGGAGGAGATCAAGTCCACGCAGACCACCCAGTACAACTCCATCAAGTCAGACATATCCGCAATACGGGAAAGCATGGCGAGGATGGAAGGGCAGAACAGTGGTGTGGCTATTGTGACCAAGTTCATAGAGGCTATGAATCTGCATAATCA